ATGTCAGCAGCGCCTGTGTCGGTAACACTCATTTCAAATCTCCGTTTGACTCAAACAGCCGTTGGTTAGGGCGCCGCCGGTGTATTGGCGACGACATCCGCCGCGAGCTTCGCTTTCTGATTGGTCACTACGGTAGCGATGGCATCGGCCTGATCGAGCAGTGCCTGCGGAACGGCCGCATTGGCGAGCTGGTTTCGAAGGTCAGTGATCAAAGTACCGAGATTTGTCAGAAGGGTTTCGACGCTCGAAATGACAGTATCCTCGTCGGCGACGTTCGCTGCAACCGCATCCAACTTTGCCTTGAGTTCAGCTTGTGTTGCCATTACGGCCTCCAGTTGCTGTGCTATGTGATCCACTTTCTGATTTAGAGCCACCGCCCAAGTGGGGATCACGTCACTTGGATATCGATGGTAGATCGTAATGTCGATGGACGCCTCCTATTTTTTGGCGAATATGGCCGCGAGTTGATCGGCAATGTCATGCAGATGATCCGCGAAGATCAAAAACGGATCACCGCTTCCAGTCGTAGCCGCTGCCTGAGTAGCTTCAGCCGTCGCCAGCGCTGCCTTGACGATGGGAATGAACGGCATGACGACTTGCAACTGCGGTACGAACATCGCAATCGTCGGCAGAACGTTGAGTAGCTGTTCAGCACCGTGCTCAAGATCGATGATGATATTCGGGCCGTTCGGAACAGCCACAACGACCTTGTTGGTAACGATTGCGGGAACTACTGCTCCCACTCCAGCTGCGGGGCCTGTTGGCATGGTCTGTCTCCTTGGAGAACGTGTCAGGACAATAGTCGAGTCAGCTGCCACAAGCCCCTTAATGACAGCTGCGACGCCTAGACGGGTGTCCCGTGCCGTTGCATCGTATTTGCCATCGGACGTATATAGTCCTGGCTGCTCATGGTTCGTTCCAGCCCATACATACGGACTGTTCTCCTTATGCTCTGTATAACCATCGCCGTTAAGTTTCTCGGCGGCATACAGAGCGAATTCGATTGTCCATTCAGTTGGGAAGCGTTCAAATAGTGATTTGCCGTCGACCCTTTGTAAATTGTACGCGTCGATACAACCGTCGGCGAACGATGCGAAGGGACCGCGACCCGGTGGTACAATAGTCGTGACCCTATTCAGCGGCTGACCATTGCCAGCATAACAACTCAAGTCGAGATCGGCCTCACGATACATGCTGGCAGCAATCCACCACCATGGAGGGCCTGATCTCTGAGAGGCATCTATTAGTTGCGGCTTGAGACTGAGTGCTTTGGTAACAGCGCGCGACACCTCTGGCATGTCATCTGGTGTAATGACACAGCTATCCCACATGGCCGCGTAGCCATTCACGACGGTCTGCAACGTCATATCAACCTCCTGTTTGACTCAAACCGCCATACTGATCATTCATATCTACTTCGTGCCAGAAACTCCACTTCGGCGGCAGAGCGGATGCTGGCACAACTATTCTGCTGACTTCCGGTAGATAAGACAGCATATATTTGATCGCATTCATCGAATGGTCATTCGTATCCATCGGCTCATCGATACGTTGACCTTGTGGGTTCTGTTTCCAGTAATATGACGAGAATTCCTCACCAATGAATGTGAGATCGTCAACGAACATCATTAATGGTCCAGGATCATCACCTGTTAATATGTGCGGAAATCCCTTTCTGCCTGCCAAATACGCATTTACTTTGGCAATGCCGGTAACGACATCGTTGCCTGCCGGCCGCATGTAGATTTTATCGTTTTCGTATAGGCGGGCGATTGTAACGCCAGTCTCACGCTTCCCTGCAACGACGATCTTCTTGAAAATAGCTGGATCGGCATAAATTCGATTGCTGAACATGAGAAGCCCAGCGTACTTTGCACGTATATCGCGGATAGCTTGCGGCTGTTCATGGTATGGGAAATCGGACTGATGGTATCCATCGAGAATAATCACCCTCCCCATGTGGTCAACAAATCCGAGTAAATAGCAACTCGGCGATGTCAAACCGAAATCATAAGACTCGATTGCCTGAATTTGGACATGGCGTAGTAGGCACTCCGCAAGGTAATTCTCGGCATCCTGACGCGATATGGTATGGAACGCCGGGTCGTAATCAGGATGGACCAAGCCTTCGAACGCCACCCATTTTCCCAGAAGATAACGGTCACGCATCTGACCTTTGTACGTCGACTCAAGACTGACGAGGTAGTCACTTGCCAAATTATGCTTATTGGCGTAGGTGTCGCTCTCGAAAAGCTCGATGATGGGTATACCCGTCGTTTCGTCAACAATGAGTTTCTCCGTCTTCTGACCTGTTTTCAACCATAACAGGTACGGTTGGACCAACTCCTTGTAGAACCAATTATGTGATGGGTTCGCCGTAAGCATAAGCCAGCGCGGACCAGTGGCAGGCATGGATAAATCTTCGTCTTCGGCTTGGTACGGGGTGTCGCCACGAAGACGACCAAGCAAGTCAAGGAAATCTTTGTATACAATACCTGGGTCTTCGACTTGATCGATCCCGATGTAGTCGTAGGTTGCGGATAGAAGATTACTCGTTGAACTCCCATCACTTTTCGATCTCCCACGCTGCGATATGTACCGAAAGTTGATCACCGAGCCATTCCGCAGGTACAATGTGTTATCGTCCTGTGTAGGTTTCTTGAGTATCCATGAAGCTGGACACCACTTCAGCAAAACCTTTCGCAGCGTATCATTCAATTTCGGATAAGTCTCACGTGCTAAAAGACCATTCGATCCAGGATAATCCTTTGACAACTTGAGGGCCTTGACGGCCAGTGCGGTCGTCTTGCCATTCGCAAAAGCGCCACCGAATATCTGTATCTTCTGGCGACTATGATAGAAGCCAGACTGTACAGAACCTTCGATGAGTTTGTAGTTGGACATGTTTGACTCAAACTACGTTCTTGGATACATCTGCTGCCACTGGTTCGCACCCGAATTACCAGTAGCCATGAAAGTGTTGCCGGTATCCAATGCAACTACACACTCACCAGAATACTGCGGCGTTAACGCCATGACTGCCACAGCTGTCGCCGCAGTACGATTTGGGGAACTGTATGGCGTATCCTTCGCCTGAGGACCCGCATCAGTTCCCGCTTTGTTCGCTACAATTGCCATCGACGTTTTCCTCCTAATGGATCAGAGGCGGCCTATTCAGCCGCCTCCTTCACCCGCTCTGCGTCGATGAGGCACACGCCATGCTCGCGGTGCAAATCGAACTCGTCGTCAGTCAGCATGACCACGTCGCCAACTGTCGCGATGTGATGATCGCCTTCTGGAGAAAGCGTCACGCTCTCGTGCATCTTGTCCTTGTGGAAGATCGCGCCTTCCGTCAGGATATGCCGAGGCTTCGGTGCATCCTTCCGTGCCATAGTAACCTCCGATTGTCCACCATTCCCGGGTTGAGGTGCCCGGCCACCACGTCGTCCTAATTCAGCCATGTCACTTCCCCTGTTTGACTCAAGCACCGTCGATGGTGATACCTTCGACTGCCACCTCCGTATCATCCGACTTTACAATCGTGATACGAAGCTCGTTCTGCGATGTCTTGCCCATCTCGGCGGTATCTTTGGGCCTGACTCCCGCACGATCCAGAATGTCGATGCTGGCCCGAAGTTGATTGCTCTCCTTCTGACCGTTCACCGAAATCTCGCGTACCGTTTCCAGCGCATCGTCGGCATACGCTGCAATCTTTGATACGAGTCGCTGCGATTTCGCATTCACAAATTCAGTTGCAACGATCTCGAATGTCTCTCCATACGCCGCATGTGACCTAATTTGCCTCACCTCTTGCGGCGTAATGTTGCAAATCTCCGCAATGTCTCGATCCGATATCCCCAATACCGTAAACGAGAACACCAACGCAATACCCTTCATCACATTCGGCGACGCAGGCAAATCTGGTATCGATCGCTTGCGCAATGGCCGATATGCCTTCATCGACTTCGGCGGATCGATCGGAGTCGCAAACAAATTCTCCGCCTGGATCACCTTACCGCTAGCCGTCACATATGGATCGCCATATGCAGCCAACTTCGATCGCTTGGTGACGGCCCGAGCTGGGGCGTTGGGGGTGGGTCCTACTCGGGCCGTCTTGGACTTGCTCAAGTCGAGACCTCCAGACCTGAGTTTGTCCAACTTTGATTGCTTCATAACACGTATCCCGTTTGACTCAAACGTTACCGCGTGCCGAGCGGATTGCCGTCCTTGTTTGCGACTGGCGATGCGCCAAACGATGTCCGCGTGGTCAGCGTCAGTAAATCAGCCTTGGTTTCCGTAATGTCGCCCGCTGTCGTATTGCGATTGATCAGCGTTTGCGTTGTGATCGCCCGCTTGCCGCCCAACTCAACATTTGCTTCCACCTGCGGGAACGTGACTGTCGCATTCGAGCCGGCGACTGCTCCATCCAGTATGAACAATGTTCGCCGCAGCGCCAGCATCGACTTGGTCTGCAACAGCTTCGCAGCGAACGTCCGATTGAACGACTTGCCACTGATACTTGGTAACGTGAGAAGTCCGGCCGAGTCACCGAACAATCCACCTTTAACATTCGCAGTTGCGATCGACGAACCTGACATCGTCAACTCCTATTGGTTAAGAACCTATCTGGCACAATACCATTCGCCGTGCCCTGCATAAACTTCGTGTCGAGCGGCGGTTCCGACCGTCCAACATTCGATGGCAACGCCGCAGCCTTCGCATTGTTCGTCACCATCTGAGCGACGATTTGGGCCGAATTTGCCTTGTGCTTGGCATCCAAATCAGCTGCGTTTTCACCAGACATCGACCCAACTCCTCGCTGTTTGACTCAAAAACGTGAACAAAAAGAGAACATCAGCCCTGTTTTTGGCTCCGTTCGATCCTCTTGGCCATATCTTCGAGGCTGTTTTCGAGCTTTTCAGTCTCTAAACTGGCCATTTTGGCTGCCAAATCAGCCGGATTTTGCTCCAAACTGGCCAAATATTCCTCATGTTTGGCCTTTTGAGCGGCTCGATCGTCATCATATTGGCCTCTGTCAGTAGTCGGACCAGCCATTTTGACCTCCGTTTGAGTCAAACAAGAAGGGGACCGGGACTCCCGCCGACCGAAAATCCCGGTCCCGTTAAATGGAAGCGCCTAGGAAGCTGAGGGGCACCAGTCGCTA